CGGGGTCAAAAGGGGTATTTCACGCCACCGCCGCCTTTCTTCTTGGCCTGCGATTGTTGGCCTGTTCTTTCGCAGTAGCCCAACGGCAGTTGCCGGGCTCATAATTCCCGCTCACGTCAATACGGTCTATCGTGCACTGCCCATAAGGCGCCGTCTCGTCATACCCTGCAGCGTAGGCCCAGTTGCGAAACGCCTCGTAGCTGGCTTTCCACGCATCGCAAACAGTTATGCCTCGTCCACCATACTGTTCGTAGAACTCGTCATTTTCGTTATAGCATCTGCGCAATATGCCCTTGTAAACTGCGTATAAGCGTTCTCTTGAGCGCCCGCCCTGCGTTGCGTTTTCCTTGTTATGCGCGATAATGCGGTCTCTTTTTATTTCAGTAGCATAACACCCGCAAGATTGAGTTGCGCCTTTAACAAGCGAGTTGCCCATGACCGCACGTTCTGCACCGCAGTCGCATTTGCAGAGCCACATGGTAATTCGTGTACCCTTTGGGGTAAAGTGGTCCTGTGCGCGGCCTATCACCGTCCACCTGCCGAACCTTTTACCTGTCAAATCATTAAGCTTTGGCATTGCTCAACCTCACTCGACATCATCCTGCCCCTCGGTGGTCAGCTCCTCCATGCCCGGAAGCGCAGCTCTTGCCACTTCTATGGTTTCACCTGTCAGCAGGGAGCGGCCCTCTTCGGCCTTCATAAGCCCCGCGTCGAGCATCTGGTAGATCTGCGCCGGAGCCGGCTTTATATCGCCCTCGGCCTGATCGCCGTCACCCATGAGGGTCATTATCTTCTTCGTGACGTAGGCCGGGTCGAGATACTGCGCTGCCAAGATGACCGTCTTCACTTCCTCCTGCACGTTGACTATCATGGAGCGGGTGAAGGAGAATTCATCGTCCACGCCGGCGATCTTCATGATGCCGCGCAGGAAGTCGTTAATGCAGTATTCGTACTGGTCGGCTTTGTTGTTCTGCGGTTCGTAGGCCGCACGGATCTGCGTGGCCGTGTTCGCGCCCCCGGCTATGTCATCCGGGTTCATGATCATGGCGTCTTTATAAAGCTGCTTCTCAAGGCGGTCGAGGAGCTTCTCACGTGCTTCAACCGGAAGATTTACAGAGACCGCGTCCACTTCCTGGCCGTCCGCCGGAGCCGCCGCTTTGACGGTGCGGAGCCTGTCGAGGAAGCGCAGGAGGTCGGGGTCGTCCATGCCGCCGGCGCCTTTAATGATCCAGTACAGTTGCGCGTTGTCGAGATCGTCTTCCCAGCCGTTGAGGATAAAGTCGTAGGCGTCTATCTTCTCCTGCAGGCCGACGAGCTCACTCTGATGATGTGGATTGCCCCAGAGCGGGACCATCGGAAACGTCGGGTAGTTCTCGCCGTCGTAGACGACCGCGCCGTCCGCTTCGCTTTCCTTGATCTTGACCTTGTACGGCCTCTTGGCCATGATGTAGGTATCGTTGCCGATGGGCTGCCAGTTCTTGTTCGGAGCCTTTTTCGACCAGAGGTAGTTCGTGTAGCCGTCCAGCTCATAAAACGTGGCGCGGAGCGGCTTGCCCTCATCTATCTGCCAGAACCTCACGCCGGCGGCGAGGGCTCCGTTTTCCTCGTCGTAGAGCGGTGCGAACTCCAGCGCAGAGAACACTTCCAGATGGTCGAGGTTATAAAAGCCAAAAGACACAGCACCGACGAGAGCATTCTTCCCCGCCTCCTGAAGTCTTGTGTCAAAATCGCTGCCAAGCTTCTTTTCCGTGTCCTGCTTAGACCAGGAGACGCCGTTGGCGAGCAGGTACTGGTTGAGCTGGGTCACGAATGTGTTGAAATAATTGGAGCAGGAGCGGTGCACCGTTGCCGTCGCGTCGATATACTGCCGCCCGGTAAAGTCGGTTATGATTTTCTGGTACTGCATCGTGGTGCGGTTCCTGCAGCGGTCGTATTCATCCGCCAGCTTCGCCGTCTGATACAGGGTGCTCGTTTTATAACTCTCTATGGCCTTCTTTACGAATTCCGCACGGTCGGTCTCCGTCTGCGGAATGGCCAGCAGATCCTGATACGTTATCACTCGACTACCTCCTGTATATCGGGATGTATTCGCTCTTTGGTTTTGCTATGTTCATCGTCTTAACGAAATACCTGGTATCGTCCATTGCGTGGTCGTTGACCTTGACGGGCCTGTCCTCGGTGACGCTATCGTCCCAGACGTAGCCCTGCACTTCCCGCTTCCAGTTCTCGCACAGCGGGGAGATCTTTATTCTGCCGAGCTGCATGGCCGTGGCCGTCTCTCTTATGCCGTCCGCCACCGCGTTATCGGCTGGTATCACTCGATACTTTCCGCGCTTCCGTAGCAAAGCTATGAACGAGGCCGCCGAGGGGTCCACGATGACGCGCAGCTTGTCGAGTTCGGTTCCGATGCCCTGCGTGAACTTATCCAGCTCCGTCGCGTATTCCTCGTCGGTCTTCTGCACGCCGCTGTCCCGACCGCTGTAGTAGTATTCCCGTTCCCGGTACCACACAGCCCCGTGCTGGCCCCACAGCCCCGCAGAAAAGGCATTCTGCGTTCCGTAGTCCAGTGATAGCACATATCGTGTCGCGGCGTCCGTGGGCGCTTCTATGGCTTCCTGGTACATCGGATATATGACGCCGGTAGCCGCCGCCCAGAGGCCAAGGATAAAGCGGTCGTAGTAAATCGTGCCGGTGTATTCGAGTTTTAGTTGCTCCACCACGTCCGGAGGGAGTACGCCGTCATCAATGACGTAGCTCTGTTGATATATGTCCGCGTCGCTGTCCAGGAACTGCTTAAACCAGTGGCCGGGATTGTCCGGGTTGCACGTTCCGTCGAAGTGTGAATGATTGCAGCGCAGGCGGGACTTGAGCATTTGGAAAACGCCCTCGTCCCACGTTGTGACCTCATCGCCGTACACGTATTCGAACGTGGCGCCCTGTATCCGGGCGATGTGCTTCTTGTTATCGGCGCCGAGCGCATAAACACGTTTGCCGAACATGAGCACGGTGCTGTCGGAGCGGATATTGCCGATGCACCCGGGCCAGATCTCCCGCATCGGTTCGAGGATATTGCGGTCGAGGGTCCCGCGGGTGTTGCCCATAAGCACGAGCAGTCCTTCGCCCCGCGCCGCCACTATCCGCTTCGGGATCGTCACGGCCATGTCGACGAAGGATTTACCGCTGCCGGTTGCCCCGGTCTTTACGTTCCAGCGGTGATTGCAGTTCCGGAGGTACTCGGTCTGCTTATCAGTCAATGGCACTGTCTATACCTCCGAGGATCTCCCGCGCCTTGTTGAGCGCTTCGGGGTCGTCTGCGTCTGGCTGTTCCTTCTGGCCGAGGATATTCCGGCCGAGCCAGATGGCCATTGCTGCATTTTTCTTCGCCAGTTCGAATTGTGAACGCCGGAGGCTGATTTTTCCGGCCATTGAATATACTTTGAAAGCTTCGGCAAAGGTTGTTTTAAGCTCCCTCTTGCAGAAGTTCTTAATCGTGTCCTCGCTGCAATCGAAGAAACCAGCTATTTCTGCAAGCGTACACTGCAGACCGCACAGCTTTTTGAATTGTTCAAGGTCAATCTCTACGCGCGGCCGCGCCACGAAGGTTCACCGCCTCTTTTGAATTTCGGTGCGGAAGGCTTTTATCTGGTCTTCGTTTAGATCATCCGCGATAATACAAGGCACGGTGTCAAGGCCGAGCTGCTATGCCGCCTTGCAGCGGGTGTGTCCGGCTACTATGACACCGTCTTTGCCTATATAGTTCCCGCCCCTTACCCCGCCGCTGGCCACGGCAATCACCACGATATTGAGGAGGATTACCCTGCTATATTATACCACAGCGACGGGGCGTTTATTTTTCAGTATGAAGAATGCGCGAAATTTCTTATTTCTCTGCTTTGCAGAGATAGTCGAGGGAGACGCCGAGCTCATCGGCGATCTTCTTTGCCTGCATGACCGCCGGCTCCCGAGATCCCCGCTCATATTGCGAGATCGTGACGTTTGAGATCCCGCAGCGGTCCCCGAGAACGCTTTGTGTAATGCCCTTACGCTCCCGGCATTCCCGGAGGCGCGTGGCAAAGACGGAGGCTTTCTTTGAGCGGTAGAAGGAGCAGCGGCCCCGCGTCGTGCAAAACTTCTCTGTCAGCGCCTGGCACTTATCGTCTTTCCCGAGGCGATTGCAGTCGGCATATTCATCAGGCGTCATTTTTCTTTACCTCCCCGTTGAGCTTCCAGCCAATACTTATCTGTCCGGTGATGCTGTTTCGGAGCACCTGCACGGTGCAGTTGTCGTAGGTGTATTCTTCGTCGAACATGCCCGTGTCGACTTCTATCTCTTTGCCGTCCTCGTCGTAATAGTGCATGTTGTCGATGGGCATTTAGACCTCCTCCACGGCTATGTGGTGCATAAGCAGCATGAGCTTCCTCTTCACGACGAAGAGCTTGTATGCCGCGCCGCCCTTATATCCTTTGACGTCCTCGGCCACCATACGCCCGTTGCCGTCTTTGTAAACGAAGTCCGCAATGTAGCGCACCGGGAATTCTCTTTTGCCGTCCGGGCGCTCCTGTGGGGGTATAAGTTCATACGGCACTTGGCGCTGCAGGTTAAAGATCTTCCCGGCTCTCTGCAGCAGCAGAAGCTCGGCAAACCGGTCGGCTTCTTTGGTGCTGTCGAACGCCTCTCCGTTGTATGCGGTCTTCTCGGCGTTGTACTTGTTCTTCTTTACCGCTTTTTTCTGCGCTTCATCTTTGAGTATCGCCAGCGCGATCTGGCGACGCGCATCCGGCCCCAGGGCCGCGATATCATTCGCTGTCAGTCCCATCGTTGACCTCCTGGCCCATCAATACAGATCGCGCTGGATCTTGTGTGCCAGTTCGTTCACGCCCATCGCCTCGTTTATCAGCAGCTTCAGCTCTGTCCACATACAGTTAGTGCTGGGCTTTACGTCTCCATCCGGGTAGGGCTCTGTGCCGAGCATTACCCTCGCCACATCGTCCAGTGTCCCGAGTGTGTTTGAGATGATCCGATGCAGCTCTTTTATGTCCGCTGCCATGCAGTCTTTTACAGCGGCCTCGCCACAAGAGACCGGAGTGAGGGTCCTTTCGTCGCCGTAGTTTGATATGTTCATGATTTTACTCCCTTCATCTGCTCCTCCATTTCCGCCACAAGAGTGAGGACGCCACGCACCTGGTTCATGAACGAGCTGGCATCCGTGGGCTCAATGCAGGCGAGTTCGTAGAGCTTCTCTATGGTCCGCAGCGCCGACTCGTAGATCGTCGGGACGTCTCTGACCTGGATCGGCGGCGCCGCCTGCGTATCGAGCTCTGCGACTTTTTCCTTTGGCTTCTTGTTGTAGTTGCCCGGCAGCTCGACTCCCGCTTCGCGGAGGATCTCCACGATTTTGTCTCTCTTCACGCCGTTCAGCTCGGCGAGTATGCCTATCTGCTTCATGGGCTGCTTGGCCTGTTTGTAATCGGCTACGATTTCATCTTTTGTCATTATCATTGTCATTTATCCTCCACGAACTCCACCTTTTCGACCGTGCATTTGTCCTCGTTCTCGCCCTGACAGCAAAGCACGTTGAGAAGCGACTGCCATACTGTCGAGACCATTTCCTCCGTCATTTTTTCGGGGCGAGGGCGATTGTTCTCTGTCAAAACTGTTATTCTGATTTTCATTCGTCCACCTCCATGTAGTGATGTGCTCCTGACCATACCGGGCGGGATCTCAGCCACCGGCGCCATGAGATAAACCTCCACGCCGGCGGCTCCCGCTGCAGCCATTTCTCAAACTCGGCTATGAATACCAGCCGCTGATTGTACCGTGTTTTCTTTTCCTGGCGTTCACTCATTCACTCGTCCACCTCTTTTGAAAGCAAACGACACGCTCCATATAAGCCACGCAAACGCAATCGTTCTGCTTGTGTCGCGGACAATAATCCCAAACGTCGGGATAATAATCCACTCAATGCGGTCCGGCCGTTTTTGTCTGAAAAACTTTACTCTCATTTCGCGCCCTCCGTTGGCTTTGCGCTCTGGCACGGCAGATCTCTATGCATATACGCCCGGTCCAAATCCAGCTGCCAGACGAAACAGTACGGTTTATCGCCCTGGACGCAATGGTCGCAGTCTATGCATTTCATTCTGTTCCCTCCGCTTCTATGTAGTGCTTACACGCTTTTCTGCTCTGTGCGACATAT